GCAACTATCAATTGGGTAATGCAACCACTAGGTATTAATACTACCGATAAATATTTGGACAAAAAATTTTGGCTGGATTCTAGCGACCGGTTAATGTATGAGGGCAAAGCCCCAGAATTGTCCGCAACTAAATCTGCTAGAATGCCTGCCTTCTTCGAGCATAGCAATGTCAACCTCCCCCAATATGCCTGACCTTAATCTTCTAGATGTTAGAGGCATGACAGCGAATGCTATGCTTGCTAAACTAGAAGAATCCTTTCCACCCACCAACCCTACACCAGAAGATTCAATGGAAAAAATTATGTACCGATCTGGTCAACGTAGTGTCGTTGAGTGGGTCATCCAGTATATGGAGGAAAATTAAATGAGGATTCTACCACGTGGAATTTTTGATCATCGAGACAAGAAAAAAGGAAAGCCCGAAAGACTGACGCTTAAGGCAGGTCAAAAACCGCCTAAAGACTATGTGATGACAGGCACAACTGTACAGGAACGTGGTGACAGGGGGACACCTGTTACCTACTACAACTATGAAAGGGGTCGTAGCTTTATCCGCGATAATGCTCCTCAGGATTGGCGGAATGCTCAACAGCAAGCAGCAGCCCCAGCTCCAGCCGCGGCACCTCAAGCCGCTGCCCCTGGTACCCTAGCTGTAGGTGACTTCCCGGAGCCGCAAGGTCCAGACACCTCAGCGCAGGAAGCTCTAGCAGCTACGATTGCGCAGATGCAGCAAGGTTTTATGCAAAGCATTCAGCAACAACAGCAGATGTTCCAGCAGATGCAGGCGTCTCAAACAGAACGGATGGAAGCACTGCAGAACCAAATGATGCAATCACAAATCGCACAGCAAACTCGCCCTGAAGTGGCTGGTGTTAAGATGGCTTCTGGTCAAGCAGGAACTCCTATGCAGATTGCTAAGCGTGGTGTGTCTGGTGCCTTCGGTCGTAAGGGTATGCGTATCCAATCACTCAACGTCTGATCATGTCTAGCTTTATTAACACGTATGGTGGTAGTTTAGAAAACATGACCACCGGACTTGGCTCTGTTCAAAGGGCTATTGCTGCTGGCTTGAGTATCAATGATATTTATAACTACTCAGGACGTGAGGGGTTTACCTTTGGACAGCGTGCAGCAGACTACCTTGCTGGTGCACAGGCTGGAGGTACAGCTAGTCAAAACCAGATCTCACAATTGCAGAGCACTTTTGATCAGCAGTTGAAAGAGGCTGCAGCTCGTGCTGCTGAACAGCAACGTCTGGCTGATGAAAAAATTAAACGCATGCAGCAGCAAGCCTTGGAAGCGCAGACCCGGCAAGCTAGCCCAGAGCAAACAGCTCAAGTGTTGGGTGCTGGTAAATCGCTAGTGATCCGCCCCGGTGCTCGGACTAGGTTCAGCCGTCCTGAGCTGCAGATTAAATCAATGAACATCTAAAACAATGTCAGCTAAAACTCGCTATGACGTTTTATCCAGTGACCGTTCCCAGTTCTTAAACGAAGCTGAACAGGCATCTAAACTGACACTCCCTTATTTGATTCGTGGTCATGAGGAACATACCTCTGGCATGAAGAGCCTTCTCACTCCTTACCAAAGCGTTGGTGCGAAAGGTGTAGTTACTCTGGCATCTAAATTGATGCTAGCTCTGCTGCCCGTTCAAACCAGCTTCTTTAAACTACAGCTTGACGAAAGCCAGCTGGGGCAAGAGATGGGTCCGGAGATTAAATCAGAACTTGATTTATCTTTTGCAAAAGTCGAACGAATCATCCTTGAATCCATTGCATCTACTGATGATAGGGTAGCGGTGCACCAAGCACTGCTGCATCTTGTTGTTGGTGGTAACGTTCTGGTATTCATGGGTCGTAAGGGACTTAAGGTTTATCCTTTGAATCGCTTTGTTGTCGATCGTGATGGCAACGGCAACGTGATTGAAATCGTCACTAAAGAACGTATTAACAAAAAACTAATTGAAGATAAACTCCCTGCAGATTATCTCCAGAATCAAACTGTTAGTGATACCTACGGGGATCATGATGATGAATGTGATGTGTACACACATATACGACGAGAGAACAATCGTTTTGTATGGCATCAAGAGGTGTATGATTACAAGCTAAAAGGTTCTGAAGGTAAAGCACCAGAGGCTACCAACCCTTGGATTCCGCTCAGGTTCAACACTGTTGACGGTGAGAGCTATGGTCGTGGTAGAGTAGGTCAGTTCATCGGTGACCTGAAGTCACTTGAAGCACTGACACAAGCCCTGGTTGAAGGAAGCGCAGCAGCTGCTAAGGTAGTATTTGTGGTGAACCCCAGTTCTACCACTAAGCCTGCTACCCTTGCTAACGCTGGTAACGGTGCTATAATCCAAGGGCGACCTGATGACGTTGCTGTTATTCAGGTTGGCAAGACCGCTGACTTCGGTACTGCATATCAAATGACTTCTGTTCTTGAACGTCGTCTAAGTGAAGCATTCCTTATCCTCAACGTGAGGCAAAGTGAACGCACCACTGCAGAAGAAGTCCGCATGACACAGATGGAACTAGAGCAACAGCTGGGTGGTTTGTTCTCCCTGCTGACCGTTGAGTTCCTTGTCCCTTACCTTAACCGTAAGCTGGATCAGGCTCAGAAAGCTGGTGACATCCCACGTCTTCCTAAGAACATTGTCAAACCAACTATTGTTGCAGGCATCAATGCCCTTGGTCGCGGTCAAGATCGTGACAGCTTGACACAGTTCCTTACTGTGTTGACTCAAACAATTGGACCTGAATCCATTGCTAAGTTTATCAATACAGATGAAGTGATCAAACGCTTTGCTGCTTCTCAAGGTATTGATGTACTCAACCTTGTGAAGAGCGTACAAGATCTTCAGGCTGAGCAACAACAAGCTATGGCACAACAGCAAGCGATGATGGCACAACAGCAAGCACCACAGATGGCAGCAGTTGAACAGAAAGCTGTGGCTGCTGAGATGCAAGCTGTACAACAAGCACAACAACAAGAACAACCACCACAATAAACATGGCAGAAGTAATGTCAATGATTCCAGATGAATCACCAGCTGGAGAGCTTAATGCTGATGAGCAGGAGTCTCTCAAAGTAGGTGAAGAGATGGAACAACAGCAGGAACAACGTCTTGCTGGTAAATATAAAAACGCTGAGGAACTTGAAGCTGCTTACCTTGAACTTCAGAAGAAACTAGGTGATCAGACTACAGAAGAAACAGAAGAACAACCTGAAGAAGAAGAGTCTTCTACTGCATCATTGCTAGATCAACTTTGGGAACAGTCTCAAGCAGACAAATATGATGATGAGACTCTGCAGCAAATTTCAAAGGCAGATCCTAATGAACTAGCTCAAATGTATTTGGAGTACCGTAACAAAGCGGAGTCCAATAATCAACCATCGATGACAGAAGAGTATGCCAATGGTCTAAAGAATGCTGTCGGTGGTGATAAGCAGTATAATGAAATGCTGGGTTGGGCAAGTCAAAACTTGACTAACGAAGAGATTGAAGCGTACGATTCTATTATGGACAGAGGTGATCCTGCTGCTGCTTATTGGGCAGTGCAGGCTTTGTCCTACCGTTACCGTGATGCTAACGGTGTGGAAGGTGAGCTTGTCCAAGGTAAATCACCTGGTGCAGGCGGTACTTTCCGCAGTCAAGCAGAGGTTGTAAAAGCCATGTCTGACCCTCGTTACGACAACGATCCTGCTTATCGGCAAGACGTAATGCGTAAACTCGAACGCTCTAATGTATCATTCTGATGACTACTGTTACTGAAGAACGGGGTCGTCTGAACCTCTATGCAATCGAACCACCTATGACTATTATGGACGTAACTGAAACCCACAATGAAAAGGCTGAGAAGCTTAATGGTCGTCTTGCTATGCTTGGCGTCATGGCGGCTCTTGGTGCTTATGCAATCACTGGACAAATTATCCCTGGTATTTGGTAATGGCTTGCGGTAAAAAGAAAGGCGGTAAAGGCGGAGGCTACAAAAAGTAATGGCTAAGCCTGGTCTTTACGCTAACATCCATGCTAAACGGATGAGAATTAAACAAGGATCTGGAGAAAAGATGCGGAAACCTGGTAGCCCTGGTGCTCCCACCGCTGCTAACTTTAAACGATCTGCTAAAACTGCTAAAAAGAAAAAGTAATTTCCCTATTTTATTAATCATGAAATCTATTATTGCTACCGGTATCCTCCTTTCCTTTGGCAGCGTTGCTGTCGCTGGACCCTATGCAAACATTGAAAACAATACCTCCTACAAGGGTGACACCTACGGTGGTACTACGACTGAAGTCCACGGTGGATATGACTTCGGTGACTGGAAACTGCAAGGCGGACCTGTGTTCGTCAACCCTCGTGGTGAAGCAGGTCGCACCGAGTTCTCTGCTAAGGTATCAGGTTCCATCGATCTGGATGAAAACCTTGAGCTGTATGGTGAAGTGTCTGCCATGACTGAAGACAAGTCAGTTGATTTCAGCGAGCTTGAGATCGGTACTAAGGTTGGCGTAACCTACTACTTCTGATAATATTGTGGTGGGTGGGTTGGTCTTTTATTTATGGCACAAGCAATTCTTACACAGCGTAGGTCTACCTGGGAGGACTTTTGTTCCTGGGTAACATCTACTAACAACCGTCTTTATGTTGGTTGGTTCGGAGTCCTTATGATTCCAACCCTCCTCGCAGCTACAATTTGTTTTATTATTGCCTTCGTTGGCGCACCACCTGTTGACATTGATGGAATCCGTGAACCAGTCGCAGGCTCCCTCCTCTATGGAAACAACATCATATCGGGAGCCGTCGTTCCGAGCAGCAATGCCATCGGACTACACTTCTACC